GCGTTTTAAGGCACTTGGACCCTCGAGGGTACTGGCTCGCGGTTTCATGCGGCTCAAATCCAAAGGAAAGGCCTATTCCGAGCCCTCCGTGCGGTCCATCGCAGCCCGCAAACCGTCCGCGGCGCTCATCCCGTCTTCGCGATGCTTCACGGTCTCGCGGTACTCGGACAGCAACGCAGCGATCTCCGGGAACGTGTATTTGACCGCTCGAATGTCTTCCTGCCATTGCCAATGAGCGCATTGGCGGGTCACGCCGCGTTTCGCGACTTGCTCCTCGTAGCTGCGGAGGAGCGCGCCCGTGTCGCCGGAACCGAAGCGCAGCACCATGACAAACGCTCGCTCGGATGTATCGGCTAGCGTTGCCAGTCGTCGGATGAACACCTTGGCCTCGCCTAACTTGGTCTGCTCAATCTCAAGCAGCCGCTCGAAGATCTCGGACATGATCCGAGCTTCTTCTGACGCACCGTCGACCCGGCGGACCGGAGCAACGGGCGTCTGAGCGAGCGTGTACGTCACCACGGCTTACAGTCTCCGCAGCGGATCGTGGACGAGGACCATGTCGTCCTCGGAGAGCGAGACCGCGGACATTCCCTCGAGCGCCAGCGTCCCCATCTGCTCCCTCGATTCGATCCCGTTGATGATCCGGCGAAGTCGCTTTTTGCGTTCGCTGATCTCCTGCACGAGCGCCTTCTGGCGCATTTCCAAAGTCGCGATTGCGCGACTCGCCCTTGCTGCGAAGCGCAGAGCCTCTAGCTCGCGCTGGTCGTCATTTGCCACGTTGTCCTCCGTTTCGCGTTCTTGAGCTTTGCAGTCAGTCGTTGGTGCTTGGCCCAAGCGTGCGCGCTGATGTTTTTAGGTCTGCTCGCCACGGCGCGGACCCGTGACATCGCGGAAGCGCAGGTCAACTATTTTCCGAACCGCTTCGCGTCCTTCGATGCGAGCAATCTCGGTTTCAAGTTCGTTGGTCACGGCCTCGAGGTCTTCGAGCGCGGAACGCACGCGGCGCTGAACGACAGCGCGGGCGCGGAACAGGTTGGCGAGGATTTCGTCGTTTGTTTTCATTTCGTGGCTGGATGAAAGGTTGCGGTTGCCCGCGTGAAATAAAAGCTCTGCGCTGCGGTGCCGTCGTCGCGGCCTTTGGCTTGGATGACGTTGGTGAAGAAACGCGGCCGGTCGGCCTCGAAGTCGGTGTCCCGCTGCTGCTGGCCCGTGATCGCGTCCTCGTTCGGACGGTGGAGCAGGATGACCTTGTCGGCGTCCTCCTCGACGCTGCCGCTGTCCTTGAGGTCGGTGACGTGTGGCTCGCGGTTGCCATCCTTCGCGCTCTCGCGATTCAACTGCCAAAGCATGACGACGAGGATGTCCAGCTCCCGCGCAAGGCGCTTAAGCGTCTTCGTGACGAGCCCGCACGCGTTCACCTTCTCGCCGCCGCCCTTCGCCTCGTAAATCTCCTTCACGAGCCCGCCGTGATCGACGAAAAGGACGTCCAGTCCGCTGCTGGCGTGGAGCGCCCGCGCACGCGCCTCGATGCGAGCAAGCGACGAGTCGCGACTTGAAACCGTGATGTTGCGGCCGCGAAGTTCGACGAGCGCCTTGCGGATGTCTGCCTGCGAGGCTGGGTGCTCGGTGTGAACGCGCCGAAGGCCGACGCCGGCGAGCGAAGCCGCGATTTGCAGCGGAACCTTGTGCGGCGCGACTTCGAGCGTGACGTAGTAGCAACGCCGCCCAGCGTTCGCGAGGTGCGTCAGGATCGGCCGAGCAAGCGAGGATTTGCCCGAGGACGAACGGCCCGCGATGACGACCAACTGTCCGCGCTCCATCTCGCCGAAGCGTTGATTGAGGACCGGCCAAGGGAACGGCATGAGCTCCTTCCGCTCGGCGCCGGCGATCTTCTGCTCGAGTTCCGTTTGCGCCTGCTGGACGAGCTCGTCCCAGTTCGCCTCGGCGTCGGAGTCCGATCCGGCCGCGATGTTAAGCAACTCACGCGCACCGTTGCCGATGACCTCGGAGATCGGATCGGTCGCCTCGGCCTCCTGCTGGACGCGCTCGGCTAAATTCTGCGCGATGCGGATCGCGTCACGCGCCACGGCGATGCGCTGGACCCGCTCGAGGTAATACTTCGCGTTGAGCGCGATCGGGATTCCGGTCGTGAGCCCGACGATGTAAAGATGCCCGCCGGCGGAGTCGAACCGCTGCCGGGCGATGAGTTCGGCGTAAAGCACGTCCTCGGTTAGCGCCATGCCCGCGGCCATCATTTCGCGCAGCGTGTCGAAGATGACTTGATGCCGCGTATCGTGAAAGGCGCGACGACTCAAGTTCGCGCCGAGCATCGCTTGCAGCGTGCGGCCATCGTCGACGAGCGCCGCGGCGAGGAGCAGCCGTTCGTGGTCAAGGTTGGCGATCATAGGTACGCCTTGACGACGGTTCCAGTTGCCTCAATCGGCCGCTCGCAACGCAGCAGCCAATTCACGAACCGTCGGCGGCTTGGAAGTTTGCGGTGGGCTTCGCACCACGACTTCATTCGCGCAAACTCGCGTTCAACGTCGATGCCGGCATACGCCTTGTCGGTTTTGATGATTGCGAGCCAAGCTGCATCCGCATCCGGCGCGGACTCATCCGCGCAGCCCTGTTCCTTTCCTATTCCTATTCCTTTCCTTTCCTTTCCCTTCCTTTCCGTTTGGTCTCCGCTTTGGTTCTGCTTTGGTTCTGGTTTGGTTGTGCTTTGGTTGTGCTTCGCTCCGTTGGCGCGGACGGCTTTCAGTTTTGCTTCGCTCCTGCTTAAACCTCCGAGGCGACCTGCTTCGCGCTTTGCTTTCACTTCGCTTTCCTTGTCAACAGGATAAGCCCATATCTCAAGCGTGTCTCCGTCCCATTTCCAGAGCGCAGATTCGATCGACACTTCGGCTTGCGTGACGCGGGCGAGTTGCTGCCACTTTCGGTCCGCCCAGCCTTTGCAATCGGCAATGCGTCCACCGTTTTCCTGTCCGACGCAGTAACGAAGCAAGCAAAGCCACGTTGCGCGTGCTGTTGGTTCTGATCCCACGAACTCCTCCGAGTCGAGAGTCGTGGTTTCGATGTTAAGCCAGTTCATGTTCGTAAAGTAAGACCCCGGCCCGCCTGCGGTGAGACTTGCCCCGAGACAACGACGAACTCGGTGCAGGCGCAGACGGCCGGGGAAATTGATTGATGACTGACATGATCGACGAGTCTCACCTCGCCTCCTGTCGCTGACTAAACTTCAGGCGGTTCCTCGCGCAAGTCGTTTCTCGCGACGTCGAGCGGATCGCCGTGCGTAGCAATTGAAACCCAGACGCCCGGCCGCTGACCCTCGACGACGTAGCCCTTGCAGGCGATGATCGTCGTGACCTGCGAATCGTCGCGCCAGACGCGGCCGTCCTTGGTGATGACGTCGAGGACGAGCTTCGTGAGGTTGTCTATATCCGGCTTTCCGGTCGGCTCCTTTGGTGCTTTCTCCTTGAGCCCGTGCTTGCCGAAATGCGCCTTCGGTCGAGGCATGAAGAAGGTCATCGTCACGCGTACTGGCCCGAGCGTCGGCTCTGCGCCGATCTCGTCGAGCTTTTGCTTCAGCGCAAAGTAGACCTGCTCCTTCCATTCGTCAGCCGTTCCGGGATTGTACATCCTCGCCGAGTATTTGTTGCCGAAGCGTTGAGCGAACGCCCGCGCCCTCGGTTGGCCTTTCGGTAGGCCGTAGACTTGAAAGCTGATCGTCATAGTCCGACCGTGGCTGATTGTTTCGAGGCGCGATACTTCGCGAGGAGAGCAAGCTCCTCGGCGTTCAGATAAACGCGGCGGTATCCCATCGCGTCGAGGTGTCGGTAGATCGTTCCGGACTGGAAGCCCATCGCCGCGCCGATCGAGGTCGGCTTGACGTAGCCTTGGAGCATCTTGTCGATCAGCTCGATCTGGTGCGGCGTTACGCGTGGACGTTTCATCGGATGCGGACGGGCGCTGATCGGAGGGTTTCGCGCTCGATGCGGTTCGCGAGGAAATGTCGGAAGCCGCGGTCGATGTCCTTGTAGAGATGGGCGAAGGGAACCTCGCCTCCGGCTTTCTTTTTGCGACGCGGCTTGTGCGTGAGTTTTGAGTAAATGGTTTTCGTCATGATTTGATGTTCAGGAATGTTTTCGTCTCTTCGCGGAGGTCTTCTGCGTCGCGGAACGTCCGCGGCCTGCACCAGCAGCGCAGCAGCCGCTCGCATTTCTCAACGTGCTCCTCGAGTTCGGCGCGCTCGGTTTCGAGTTCGCGCAGGCGCTCCATGAGCGAGCGGAGCCACTCGGTTTTAAAATCGTTCACGGCTGCGCCTCCTTTCGTGCTGGGTCGTTCTCCGGCCAATACCCGACGACCATGCGCCCGTATTCCGCGACGATGCGGAACCGGCCGGCCTCGGCGAGACGCCGGAGGGCGATGGAATCGGTGGTCAGTGCACCGGAGTCGGTGACGAGCGTGCCGGCGACTTGGCCTTTGTAATCGCGGAGCGCGGTGCCGGTGTAACAATGCTGGCGGGCCAGATCCTCGACCGTATCAAGCAGCGCGGCGTTCTCGCGCTCCAGCTTTTTCACCTCTTCAACGACCCAAGGAGCAGCTTCGCAATTCGGTCTAATTCTGTCCGATAGGCTCACGGCTTCTCCTTCCTCGCGGCGTCGATGGCAGCGCGTGAAATAAACTCTGGACCCATCAACCAGTCTTTGCCCTCCCAGAGTTTATGAGACTGCTCCAACCAATCCAGCCGCTCCTTGTCCTCCCGCAGCGCGATGTTCTCGCGCTCCAGTTCGCGAGCAAACTCGCTCGGCACGACATACGTCGAGCACGCGCAACGGATCGCGGCTGCATCTGTTCTCGGTGTATCGCTCACGACGCACCGCCTTTCCCGTACCAGCTCGGCACGCCGATTTCGCGGAGCGTCGGCTCGATATTCGGCCATTCGTTCGAGTCCATGCACCGCTTAAGCCGGCGCAAATCGTCGAGGGTCTCGTCCTGACCGAGCCCCGCGGCCGCGTCGCTGATCCGGTAGACCGCAACGCCGAAGGGTTCGCACTTCTCGACGGCGACGAAGAAGAAGTCGAAGACCGGCCGGCCGAGGATCTCGCTGACGAGCGGGAGGTAGAAGCCCGCCTGCCGGTGGTAGCCGTACTTGAAAACGGCCTTGTCGAACGAGCCGAAGTCCTCGCCGTTCAGCGACTCCACGGTTTTCAGGTCCGCGATGTAAGGCCGACCCTGCGAGAGCGAGCAGCCTTCCGCGTTGAACCAATCGGTCCGGCATTGGAGCGGGAGCGATCCCTGCGTGCGCCAGCTCAACTCCGCGGCACCATTGCCGAAAAGCTCGGACGCGAGCGGATGCTGGCGGACGGCGTCGGTCATCGCGATGATCTGCGCGGCCTCGTCGGTGTCGATCACGATCTTGCCAGCGTTCGCGAGCTCGAAGGCGTTCCACTTCTCCTTTCCCTCCTTTGTGCGCCTATCGATGCCCTCCGGCTTGATCGCGTAGCGTGCCGGCATCTCGCCCGGTTCGAGCACCGAGCAATGGACCGCGGAGCCCAATCGAAACGCAGCGCCCGGTTCCTCGGGCGTGATCTCGCGGGTGATGTACCGCTTGTAGTAGAGCGCCGGCCGGCGGCGGAACGTCTCGAGCTTCGAGTGCGAGATCGCGGCGTTGCCGTGATACTCGGCGTTCGTCTCGCGGATCATGTCGCACCTCCGTCCGCCTTGCAGTCGAGGTCGTGGAGCCCGAGCGCGATCTCCGAGAGCTTGAGCTCGGCTTCGGTCACGGTGCGGTACGCCTCCCAGTAGGCGCCCGCGTTGATCTCGTTCGAGGCTTTCGTGACTCCGTCGATGACGTCGAGGAGCGCACCGATGAGTTGCGCCCGCGCCATGATCTCGCCGTTGGTCGGCTTTTGTTGTCGTTGTGCGACCATGTCAGGAGCCCTCCGGGAGTGAGAGCTTGGTCTGGAGCGGATCGACGACGGCTTCGCTCTCGTCCTTGAAGCGAGCGGACCAGCCGAGTTTCACGATGACGGTCGGAGCCTCGGCGAGCGCGTCGAACTCGACGGCGACCGTAACCTTCGCACGCGGCTCGGTCTTGTCCTCGTCGTCGATGAACGACTCGGTCGCGGCCTTGCAGATTGACGGGAAGTGGGTCTCGAAGAGACCGCGGAACTGTTCGGTTGCGGATGCGATGATCGCCTCGCGGATTTCGTTTTTGCTCATGGTGGTCAGAGTTGGGAGGTGAGACCGGCCGCGACCTTGTCGGCCGGCGTGACGTTGATCGGTTCAAGTGGCGTGTCGCGGACTTCTTCCATGGTACGGAGACCCTTGAGCACATCACCGAAGACATCGCGCAGCAGGAATCCGCGAGCGCGGAACTTGAGCATCCGCGCCGGATAGTCGGTCCACGGTCCGGCCTTGCCCCAGAGCTTCGCGGTCTTCGCGTCGGCGGTCGTGAAGGTCTCGGTCTGCGGATCGAAGCCGCGGCGCTTCGCCGTGATCTTGTAGCCGAACGAATCCTTGCCGCGTTCTCCGACCTCCTCTTCGGAGTAGGACTCAAGCTGGCCGCTCGAGCGCACGAGTGCGAGCGCCGTGTCTCCGAAGAGACTCGGCCGGCCGTTGACCACGGCGATGTTCGAGAGCGCAGCCATCGGCGTCAGCCCGAGCTCGGCGCCCCATTGCAGCGCGACGAGGACTGACTCCGGCTTCTCCATGCCGCGAGGCGCGAAGCCCGAGGAGACTATTGCCTTCGCAAATCGGAAGGCATCCTCGAGTGATGTCAGTTGCACGCCGGAAGCTCCGAAGGAGATCGGCGAGGAGACGGTCGGCTTCGCGACCGCGAGTTCGGTTTTGTCGGTTTCGGTATTCATGTTATTCGTTGTTCCTGTTGTTGTTTTGATGCCGGTCGGTTGCTGGGGAGCGGCCGGCCGGCGTTAAATCAGAAGGGAACTTCTTCGCTGATCGGCTCCGGCTGAAGCACGGGAGCGGGCGTTGGGATCGTCCCTCGGCGCTGGTGGACCAGAGTCCGAGCAGCCTCGCGCAGCGCGACGTCAGCCGGCCGCGGAGCGAATGGCGTCCCGTCTTGCTTCAGCTTCGGCGGCTGCTCCTTTGCGTACCACTCGACACTCTTCGCGCCGAGGTCAGCAAGCGCCCGTCCGGTGTTCTTCCCGAAGTGGACCTGAACTGCCCCCGCGTTCTCGACCGGCGTGATCGGGAGCGGGATCTCCTCGGACATGGCGGCAGGAGCCGCGGAAGGCGTCGCCGCGGCAGGCGCCCTCGTTTGCGTCAGCGCCGAGCGGATCGCTCGGACCTCGAGCATGAGCTCGGTGAATTGTTCGTTGGTCATTTCAATAGCCTTCTTTTCTCAACTTCTCGAGCAGGTTGCGTTCGTAGGTCGAAACATAGATTGATTTGAATCCGAGTTCCCACGCGAGCCGGTAAGCCCACGAGACCGAGATTCCGGCCTCATGAGCGAACTCCTTCGGCGTTTTACCGGCACGCAAGGCGGTATCGAGCTGGGTGCGTATGTCGTAGATCATGTGAGCTTGAGTTCGCCGGTCTTAGAATCGCGCTCAATCTGCGAAAGGTTTCGCACCGCCTGTCGGAAGTAGCTCGGTTTAAGCTCAACTCCTACTCCGCGCCGGCCATTCAGCACGGCCCCATAAACCTCGGAACCGACTCCCATAAACGGCGTGAAGACTACCTCGTTAGGATTAGACCAAAGCACGACCGCCCTCTCGATGACGTCAAGCTGGAGCGGGTGAACGTGGCGCTCGTCGTCCTTGTCTCGGCTCTCCTCGTAGGCGAGCACGTTTTCGATGCGGATGTCATCCCAGACGCATGACGCATACTGGCGCCAAATCCAATGCGAGAATCGGTTTTCCGTCTGCTTGCCCTCGTGGCCCTTCCACTCAAGTAGCTCACGAGGCATCTGCCGCTCGCCTGCGTATGAGTGGAGCCCGGTAGGGTGCGCTACTGGTATTGGGTTTTCTCCCTTCTTTCGGAAACAAAGCAGGTAGTCACCGCCGGCCACGTCACACAGAGTCGAATCTTCCACGATCTGTGCGTGTGCTAGCCCCTTAGCCATCGTCCGAAGTCGAACTCCGAGCGGCTCCTTCCAGATAACTCGCCGCATACAGAACTGGAAACCGTGTCGCTCGTGAGCTCGGATGATGTCGCCGGGGAAGTCAATCAGCCCCGACCCGACATTTGCTGCGATGCCCATCTTAGCTGTAGGGCCGTTGCCCGTTCCGGCCACGTCCATACAATGCACCGCAGTAATGCGCCCCGGTTTCGTAAGCCTCGCAAGTTCCGAGATCACGAAATCGTAATGCTCGAAAAACTCGGAGTAGGATCGGCAGTTCGATAGATCGCGCTCGCTGCTGCTGTAGTTGTAAAGGCCGCAGAATGGCGGAGAATAGACCGAGAGGTCGATTGATCCGTCAGGCATCGCTCGCATAACGTCGATGCAATCTGAGTTGTAGAGCGCAAAGCGCTCCGTGATGTGTTGTTTATCGTTGTTCATAACCAATTAGGGAAAACAGGATTTAGCTTGGTATGTTTCGCTCCTTCTATTCTGAGCTCGTCGTTGATTAGCGCGACGAGATGCTTGAACATCGCGTCCGCCTGATCGGCCTTGCGCTGAAGATTAGATACGACCCCGGACTCTCCCTCGGAAGCCACGACATCAATCACGACGTCGCGCTTCTGACCAAAACGCCAGCAGCGCCGGACTGCCTGATACCATTGCTCAAACGAGTGGGACGGAAAAAACGTCTGATGCGCGCAATGCTGCCAGTTCAAACCAAACCCAGCGATCTGCGGCTTAGTAATTAGGACGCGCAATTTACCGGCCGCAAACGCCTCAAACGTCTCCTCCTTCTTGTCGTCGTCGTCATCACCTGAGACTTCGGCTGCATCCTCGATCAGTCTACCGAGCATCTTGCCCTCGTCATTTAGATGACACCAGACCACCGCCGGCCGCCCCGTGTTTCCGACTAGGCTTGCGACCAATTCGCACCGCTCGACAATCGTGCGCCTCCTCTCTTCTCGCTGCTCTTGAAGCGACATCGCCGGCATATCAAACAGCATCCCGTCCCGTTGATTGCGCGCCGTCACGACGTGCTCTTTTGTAGTCAGCTTAGGAAGGATAAATGGCCCGTCATCGCAGCCAATATCGCTTGGACGGCGAACAGCTCGCGCCCAAGAACAGACCCACCTCCAGAAATCGCGCTCTGAATGGCCGCGGAATCTCCACACGCCGGCCCGATGCTCGTCTGACCGCGATGTTGTTGGCCCTTGCTTCTTGAAAAAGCGGCCGAGCATATCGGAAAACCCCATCTCTCCAAGCGCTTCGCTCGAGGTTCCTAGCTCGATGTAATCGTTAGGCGCTGCCGTTGCGGTGCATAGCAAGCGATATGGAATCTTCCGAGCGAAGTCCGTGACTGCCGCCTTGGTCATTCCGTCGAAGTTCTTTAGGATTGAAGACTCATCGCAGACTACGCCCGCGAATTGATTGCGGTCGAAATGGTGGAGCCGCTGATAATTCGTAACCACAACTCGGGCTCCAGATGGAAAAGTTCCATCCGATGATCGCACGCACTCGACTCCGAACTTTGCTCCCTCCTCGACGGCCTGCCGCGCAACTGCTAGCGGAGTCAGTACGAGCACCGGCTTATTCGTGTGCCGCACAATGTTCTCGGCGAAGGAAAGCTGAATAGCAGTCTTGCCTAAACCGCAGTCCGCAAAAATTGCGGACCGTCCGCGTTGCACGGCCCAAGTCACGAGCGCGCGCTGAAAGTCGAAAAGTTTATCTGGGATGAATGTCGGCTCGAATCCGTGCTTTGCTCCGACGTGACGCTTGGCATCAAGGAAGGATTCGTAATTCACCGCATCGCCCTCCGAACCTTGGCCGCGTAATTGACGGTAGCCTGCTTCTTATCGCCTCGCGGCCCGCCATTGTGGATGCGTGCGAGCGTCTCGACGTCTCCCGCAGCCCACGCCTTCGCAGCGTAGCGTTGCAAATAGGCCGAGACAACGCGTCGGGCGAACGCCAGATCAACGACCTGCTCGTAAGTGCCGGCGACGCGAGAATCCGCGAAGTAGGCGCGAGAGATCTGAAGCGGCCCGAGACTGCGACCATTGTCGCCTAGAATCGGTCCTTGCCGGCCGGAGGTCTCGACGAGATGCAGAGCGCGCCAGAACGACTCCGGCGGTGCGGCGTGAGCCGCAGCCGCGAGAGCGAGGAAAAGAGCGAGGCGCCTCACGACGCCACCTCCTGCGGCACCCAGCCGCCTCCGCGAAGCGCGTTTATGTCGCCACCTGACGCGAGCACCTTGTAGCGATGCGGCTTGCCGCTCGCCCACTCGTAGGAGGTATGGCGTTCGATGACCCACGCGGCCGTCTCGCCTTTAAGGTCGGGGATGTATTGCCGCGCCTCGCGCAGCGTCGGGAAGTGGCCGAGAACGTCCAGCACGTCGCCGTGCTGGTCGATGGCTCGGACCTCAATTTCGGTCAGCTTCCAAGTCTTCACGACGCCACCTCCTCAAACCGCGACCATCCGAGACGCTCGCAGTTTGCGACAATTTCAAAGCAGACTTTTGCGAAATCGTTCGCGAGGCTGCACATCGTTTTGCCTAGGTCTCGACCGGATTGGTCTTCGACGGAGACGCGCATCTTGCTGACCTTCGGATAAAGCACGACCACCGTGCGCTGTCCGTTTGACCAAGGACTGATGAAGCAAGTCGCGGATCTCACGACGCCACCTCCTTCTTCACCAGATCATCAACAAAGCACTTCGCCTCGAAGAGCGAGCAGAGGCACTCCCGTGCGCTCAATGCCATCTCGCCGCGCTCAAAGCCTCCTTTGCTGTAGACTGAATAGCTTCGGCCTCTAACGTCTTCATCTTTTAGCTGCACCATATCGAACGAGGTGATGATGTAGCCTCGGTAGTTGCGGATCGTCGTTTTCATTTGTCGTTGTTGGTTTTGGTCTCGGGCTTGATTGCCTCCGACGTCCACGACAAAGGACGATCCCGCGCCCGATGCCAAGCCAAAAGAGAAAAATCTTTTAGTGCCTCGGCAAGCGGCCAAGGCTCAACGACTTACGGAAGACGAAAAAAGGCGGGTCAAACGTCCGTCGCGTCGGCGAAAGCGTCGGAACCGAAGTCGGAGATCACCGGCTCGGCCTTGGCCGCGAGGTAAAGCTGACCGATTGCGTCGTGGTCTTGCAGGACCGCGTTGCCGAGATACTGGTCGAACTTCGCACCGGTTAGCCGGAGCTTCGCGACGTACGGAACGAGCGGCTGCTTGCCGGTCTGCGCCGCGTTCGCGTCGAGGTAGAGCGCGAAGAGCGCGACGGCCTCGCGCACGCTGCGATCCCAGCGGTAGGTCGTGAGGTGGACGTAATTGCCGGAGGCGCCGGAGTTGAGCGTGAAGGATTTCGAGAAGGCCATGGTCGTCAGGTGTATTCGGTGAGCTCGACGCTGAAGCGTTGATTGCCGGCCGGCAGATTTGATCCGTCGAGCGTCGTCACGCGGATCACCGCGTTAGTCGAGCTATTGCCAGCCGCATCGAAGTCGTAGGCGGCAACGATGTTCGCGTCGCTCGCGCATTGCGCTACGCCTAGATCCGGCTTCGCGCCGAATCCTCGGTTGGTCAGCGAGACGTTGAAGGTCTCGGTGAGCGCGCCGCCGGTTAGATTAGAGACGATCGAATCCGAGAAGATCGCGTTGATCTGCCGGACCGAGCTTGCAGAGGTGCTGCCGGTCTTCACGCCGCTCATCGAGACGTCGTTGTTGTTGTATTGTGAGACGGTGCCAAGCGGGCGGACGATGAGAGAAGGTGAACCTTGAACGCTTCCGATACTCGTCCATGTGGAAGCGACTCCTGAACGAGAGATCGCCCGAGCAAATCCGAATCCCGCGGTTGTCTGCGTAGCTTGGTAAAAGAAAACGATCAGCGGTTGAGAGGGGGCGATAGATGACGAGAACAGATCCGCGCTTCCCTTTGGATACCACGCCGGAGCCGTGTCCGATGAACTGTTGCTCTGCACGATCTTGACCTCGACGCGGGTCACGTCCGTTGACGAGGGAGCCGTGATCGAGACTCCGATGGCGTACATCGGGATCGCGCCTTGCGCCACCGGCTCTCCGTTTTGCCCCGAGATGTAAGCGGCGGTCGGAGCAGACGGCGCCGTTGCGTTCGTCGGAGCCGTGCGTGAAAGCGTCGAGGAAACGGCCGAAGCCACGCCGAAGTTTGAGATGCCGCGAGCGGCGAACTCGTAGGCGACGCCGGGCGATAGGTCGTCGATCGAGGCGGCAATGCTGCCACTTGAAAGCTGATTTGCGACTAGCCACTCGCTCGCGCCGCTGCGCCGGTAGAGGATGTCGAGCGCGATCGCTCCGCTCGGCATTGCGGGAGCCGTGACCGTGATGCGTGCAAACGAGGTGCCATCGGTCGAGAGATAGGTCGTCTCGCTCGCGTAGGTCGGCGCGTTCGGCGTAGCCGGCGCCGTCGGATCGACGCTGCCTCCGCTGACGTAGGTCGGAACCGCGGTCGCACGATTCGAGAAGCCGGACACGTTCTCCAGCATATCGTACGCATTGACCCAATAGTAATACGTCGTGCCGATCGTGACCTCGGTATCGACGAACCGCGAAGCGCGGACCTCGGCGATCTTGTCGGCCGCGGCGCTGGCCGGCGTGACGCCGCTCGTGTTGCGGTAAATGCCGTACTCGGATAGGTCGGCCTCGGTGTTGTCCGCCCAGTCGAGCGAGACCGCCTTGCCGGTTCCGACCGATGCCGTGAGCGAAGTCGGAGTCGCCGGCGCCGTTGTGTCCTTGGCAACGGTCACGCTCGCCGTGAGGTAACTGGTCGCGATTTGGAAGTAGGAAAGGCCGTAGATGCGGACGTCGTAGCTGGTCCCGATCCGCACGTCGCTCGAGATGTAGTCGAGCGTCTGGTCCCCGTCGACGCGGCTCCATGTGAGGTACGTCGTCGAGTTGCCCTGCTTGTATTCGATCACCACGTCGCCGCCGCTCTGGATGAACTCCTCGCTGGGTGCGGACCACGCGACCTTGATTCGCGGGAGCGCCGTGCCGTCGGCTTGGATCAGTTGCGTCGTGCCGTCCGCCGTCAGCGTGAGGTTCGTCGGCGCGTCGAGTGCGAACGGGTCCGGCAGCGTCGTCGTCGGAGTCGTGTCGACCTGCACCTCGTCGGACGTGCTCCAATCGTAGACCGAGGACGCGGTCTCGCGGAGCGTCATCTCGATTGCCAGTTGCGGCGGACTACCGTCGGCGACGAAGTTCCACGAGATGACCTCGAAGACCTTGGCGCTCCATCCGAACTTCGAGAGCGTCACCATCACCGTATCACCGGCGCGGACCTGCATCGCATCCAAGCGGAAGCGAGCCGTGAACGTGAGTTCCTGCCGGGCGCGTAGGAGTTCGATGCGAGCGATGCGCTGCGCCGCCGAGCTCGAGGTCGTCATCGGTAAGACGACGTCGCGCCAGTAGCGGATCGAGTTGTCCTGCGTGTAGAAGGTCGTCGACGTGACGGGCGGGAAGTCCGTCGGTTGCCACTCGCTCTTCTCGGAGACGAACACGCCCTTGACCGCGTTCACCCGGTCGCGGGAGCTCGTCTTGGTCTGCACGCTGATTCCGCCGGCGAAGTCCGTGTCGGTAAGCGTGACCGTCGGGATGCGGTAGCCGGCCGCGTAAGGAACGATCTTGCCGCCCGAGTACGCCACGAGCCCGCCCATCGCGGACAAGAGCTTGCCGACGTTCTCGTCGGGCGAGGCGCTCGTGTAGAGGACGCCATTGGTCTCGTAGCGGTTCTCGTAGGTCGCCGGCGAAGTCACCGGCTTCACCTCGACTTGCTCGTCGCAGATGTTCGCCGCTGCCGTGAAGGCCGTGTCGTCGATCTCGCTCGAGCTCATGCCGAGCCCGTAGGTCGAGCTGGTCAGGTAGTCGCGCAGGCAGAGCGCAGCGTTGGCCGAGTAGACGGTCGTAGTCGTCCGCGGGTCGTAGACCTTCTTGCCCTTCACCATCGCCGAGATGTTCGGGATGCCACCGGTCCAGACCTGATCGCTCCACGTTAGGCGGACGTAGACGTAGGCGATCCCGCGCAGGCGGTGATTGCTCGTCCACTTGCCGTTCGTCAGTCCCGACGTCGCCGTCTCGAGGTTCGTCTCGACCGTCTGCGTATCGCTGCCGAGCTTCTTGTAGATGTCCGCGTATCCGGTAAAGCGGCCTTGCGCCGCACTTCCAGCGCCCGTCAGAGCGAGCTCGTCGTTGAAGTAGACGTCGCCGATCTCCTCGACCTCGTGGCCGGCGAGCGCGATCACGAGGTGCAGGTATTCGTTCTTCGTGCCGGTCGTGCTCATGTAGACGACGACGCCGGATACGCGGGTCTGGCCGTAAACGATCTGCCGCGCCGCAATCGGAGAGCGCACCATCTGCGTCCGGTCTGCAAGCGAAGCGTCCGAGAAGCTCGGCATCTTCGGCGCAAGCAACTTGTTCGCCGCCATGGAGCCGGCCGTGAGTGCGACGAATTGAAGAACCGCAGCAGTCGCCGCGACGTAGGTTCCATAAACCGTCGTGGCTGTTGCCACGGCGCCCGCGGGAACTCCCGCGAAGAACGCGACGACTTGGATCGCTGCTTGCGTAAAGACTGCTTGCGGCATGGTTAGACTTTCCAGACGGCCGCGGCATCCGCCGCTGGCGCGAACTTGATCCCGTCACGCCCGACGTAGGCGCCAACGGCTCCGAGACAGATCCCGAGCGCGAGCCCTCCCGGCATCTGATGCGCCAGCAGGTCGCCGCGTTGCGCCGTAGTAAGCGTTCCGCGCTGAAGCCCAGCGTGCCGCTCGGTGAGTCCAAACACGCCGCCGTACTGCTTGAGCACGCGAGCCGCTCCGAGCGCCGAGAAGTAGCGCCCACGGATTCCGTCGGCAAAGTCTCGCCCGGTAGCCATGCGGACCCAATCGGCCGCGAATAGGCAGCAGTCGTTCGCGCCCCAGATGAAGCCGAGCGCACGGCGTTCCTCGATGAAGGTCGTGAGCAGCGCCGGCCATGTATCGTGCCGCTTCATTCGTAGGTCTGCTTGCTCGTCTCGCCGCCGGCGTCCCAGTCGGTCGCCTGCGTCTGGTTCGGGTTGCCCCAGTAAATCGCCTTTTCCTGAATGTCGTTGACGAACTCAAGCCCGACGTCGCCGGGGAATAACTGCTGCTGCTCCTCGTCGGTGTAGCGGATCTCCCGCGGCCGCTTGAAATCCATCAACTTGGACTCCGCGGTCATCGTGATTTCGGCCGTGTTCCCGTCGTCGGTGATCTGCATCACGTCCATCCGGCCGGCGAAGACCGTCACGGGCGAGGCGATCAGCGTGCCAGCCGTAGGCGAGAGCGCGCCGAACATGATCGAGCACTCGCGGCCTTGGTAGTTCTCGGTCAGCGCCAGCGAGACGTTCGCCGTCGGTACGCCGGACAAGCGCAGCGTCAGCCCACGCGCCGCGAGGTCGGTCGTTTCCTCGAGCGGTGAGATGGTGCCGAGCGTTCCGAGCCCGAGGTAGGTCGTCGAGTTGTAGACGAGGTTGCCGTAGCCGCTCCAAAGGTAGACCGGCGTCGAGAAGGAAAGGCTCGCCAGCAGGACCGGCGCAAGCTGCGCGGTCGTGACCTCCGTGACCATTGAGGCCGAGAGCGACCGGCCTGCGGTGGTGATGCTCATGTCGCGATGTCCTCGACGATGGAGAAGCTGACGCCGTAGATCTTCGCGAGCTCGATCGACCAGTCGGTCTTCGATTCAGCGAGGCGGAAGACTCCGGTCGGGCTTGTGTAGGTGATCGCCGTTCCGGCTGAATAGCTCGAGCGCAAGACCGGGAACAAGTCGACGCTGCTCGTCGAGTTGACTTGGATGACCTTGTAGAGCGAGGTCGAGATTTGCAGCCAGTCTCCGACGGCGAAGGAGCCGCTCGCGCCCGAGAAGGTAAGCGTCGAGGTGTTGGCCGTAGCCGTTGAGACAGTCAGCGTCCCGCTCACGTTCCCTCGAGGAGACGGGTTCGCATAGTCCTGAAACAAGAAAGTGCCGCGCTGCGCTGCCAGCAGGAATCCAATCACGGCCTCGGCATCGGCTCGCACCATCGGCGGACATTCGACTTGCCCGAACCATCCCTGCCCGGGCCAATTGTATTGCTGCGTCTGAAGCGTGAACGGCGAGACGTTGCGCGAGACCGCCGACAATCCCGTAAGCGAAAGCCTCGAGATGCGGAAAGGCGACGGCGGCGTGAGTGGATAGGAGATAGCCATAGGTCAGGCGAACGCTGCGCGATACGCGCCACCGCGGCGCACCATGTCGGGAATCTCGGCCTTCAGACGCTTGCGCTCGGCCTCGAGGATCGGGACGAGCTCTCCGCGGGAGACGCCGGAGGAGATGTTGTAATTGATCGTGACGCCGCCACCCATGCCGGACCCGCCTCCGCTTCCGAGCCGATGGTTCGGGATGATGCTGCCGGAGGCAGTTGGCACGAATAGCTCGGGACCACGCTCGCCGACGATTGCCGGCTTGCCTCGTGTGATTTGTCCTCCGTTCGCGAATCCGGGGAAGCCCAGCGCCTGACCTAGATTGACCGGAGCCCCGACATTCACACCAGCGAGCGGGTTTGCGATCAGGAAAGACGATAGCTTCGAGGCGAGTCTTTTGGTTACGGTCTCGAAGAATACGAGCTTGAGGATCTGCGAAAGCATTTCCTTGAGCACGTTGATGAACTTTCCGCCCTCGAAGATCGCCGTCTGGAAGCTGTCGGCAACCACGCTTCCAATCTGCTTTTCCAAGGAGTAGCGGCTCTCGAGTAACGGAAGGAGTTCCTTATCAATCCGGTTCCTTTCCGCTCGGAACATATTCTGGTCCGCGAGACCTTGGTCGGTTGACTTGTCCGCTTGCGCGATTTCTCGCGTGAGCTCGAGACGAGCTTGGAGCAAATCCTTGATAACCTTGGATTCGTCGCGCTCGACTCCCACCGCGGCGTTTAACTGCACGCGCAAGGCGCGTTGTTCCTCGATCAGATCAATCTCGTCTTCTTGTAATTTGTTAGCCGCGGCCTTGAGATCTCCGCGAGCCTTCTCGAGTTCGAGCGTAGCTTGAGCTACGGCAAGATCGTCCTTCGCCATCTTGATTCGGTTCTCTGCTGCCTGAACCTGCGTCCGCAGATAGGCGACCCTTGCTCCGTCGTTCTGTAGCAAGAGATCGTTCTGGACGATCTGCTTTTCGATCTCGCTGTTTATGTCCTTAACCTGATCCAGCACTCGCTCGTTGCGTACTGCAACCGCATCTGCCGCCGTCGTCGTGCTTCCAAATGCCTTGGATAGCATCGTCGCCAACTTGCCGACCGAGATCTGAATGTTTTGGACCGCCTTATCGTAAAGACTCGTAGCCTTCGTCAGCGAATCAACCTCCTCCTGCGTCAGCCCCATCTTGGCGCCCGACTTTTCAGCCTCTGCCATTGCGGCGTTCAGCCGACGCACTCCGTTGATTGCGGCTTGGAATCCAAAAAACGAAGTCAGTTGCTTCGAGATGTCTCGCGCAAAGTTGTTCGTTTTCTGCAACGAGTTCTGCACGCTGGCGAAAGCCGCCCGCGTCTGATCTACCGCCCGGAGTGTGAATGTCGCGCTAGCCATGATGACGTTTCGTCACTTGTTGCTGATAGTGGAAGTAGGCGAGCCAGCCTTGGAGTTCAGATTCCGGCATCGCCAAGACCTCGTGCGCGAACTTGCCGAGTTTTTCCGCGAGAGCATAGACGGCGAGGAAGTCGGCGGCTTCCCCGCCGTGAATCAGTTTTTTAGTTCTTCGACCTTCGGGCTCTCGTCGGCAAGGATCGCGTTTGCGACCCGTCCGATCACGTTGGAATCAGCCTTGGTCAAGAGCGTCGGGCGGTCCTCGATCGTGAAGAGCTTCTCGCCGTTTGCGTTCGTGGCTTTCATCACGAGGACGTCGACGAGGAGCTCCATGTCATTCTCTCGGCTCTTGCGGTAGAGGCGGTTCTTCTCGGCCAGCGTGACCGGAGTCGAGAAAATGGTCAGTTTCCATTCAGGCACCTCGATGCGCTTGGTGCCGAGTGAGGCGAAGTGTTCGCGGACTAGGTCGATGGGTGAAGCCATGCGTCACCTCAAACCGTCAAAGTCGAGAGCGTGCCGTTGCCTTCAATCGAGATCGAACCTTCGACCATGCCGTCGAACGCGGCCGAGATGTCGAACTTGGTCACGATGCCGGCGCCCGAATAGTAGACGTCGGTTGAGTCGGCGCCTTCCGGGTACAGGTTGACCGTGACGGCCGATCCGATCGTGAGCGCGATCTGGCCGGCGTCGGTTTCGTCCCAGTAGAGGTCGCCCGAGACGCTCCACGTTTTCATCGTGGCGCGGCGGGTGCGGTAGATGTCGCCGATCACGGAGTCCTCGACGACGTCGGAGGAGTGAGCCAGCGCGTAGTTGCGGAGCTCGCCGATGGTGGTCGACGAGATTCGGACGGTGCCTTCTCGGCCTAGATGGTTAGCCATGTCAGTCGGTGGTTAAATAGATGCAGTTGAAGTTGTGGCGAGCGACGCCCCAGCGCACGTTCTCGTCGGGTTCGATCACATAATCGACGCTCGTCAAATGAGTATCGCGGCAGACACCGCCGAGAGTGACGTCCGACAAAACCGCGGCCTCGACCGCAGCCGAGCCCGTGTCGAAGAGCGTGTCGATCGCGGTCGTCGACGTCTGCGCCGTAAAGTATTCAACGACGACTTGCAGGACGCGGTACTGGTCGCGGTTGGAAGGCGCCAGCGTGCGGACCTCGATGTCCTCGTGAATGGCGTAGATCGCGCAGGATGGAAAGGAGATGCTCGCAAGCGTGTTGTTCCGCCCTTGCAGGATGTTCGCCGTCGGGACGACCGAGGCGCCCGTGAGCGCGTTGGCAATGGCGTTGCGGATGTCGGTGCGGGTGCTCATCGCGGCATATTCTCCTGAACGCGGCCGGCTCCGTCAACGCGGGCAAATCCTAGGTTGACCGCTCGGTTGGCAAGGATCGCGTCGACCTTCTTGAGAGTGATCTTGGCTCGGAAATCCAATCCAGCCTGCACGAACCGTTCAGCGTTCGGGATCTTGATGTTGGTCGCCGTTCCCGTGACGAATGGATTTGAGCCGGTGAAGTTATGCGACTGCGTGCCGGCCTTCTGCGCGTGACGTCGGACCCACGCCGGAACGCGTTGACCGCACGCCAGAGCGGCTTGAGCGAAGCCGGCTTTAGACCAGCCGACGTTCGACTGCACCTGACGCAAATACTGGTCGGCGGCGGAATCGCTGATCCACATCTGGTCCTGAACCTTCCACCGTCCGATCGTGCTTTGTGAGACGAACGGGATGCGGCCGTATTTGTTCCGGTATCGCAGATGGAAGTTCTTCATCTCCTCCGTCGATGCGTTCTGTTTCCAGAACTTGAAATAGATGCGGATTGTCTTCGACCGTTCCCATCCAAGTCTTACGGCTGCGGTCTGCGTCCTTGCTCGCTTCGGCGGTTGCAGCGTTGAACTTCCGATCCGCTGGAAGAGACCGATTGAGGCGTAGCGCGCACCGCTCTTTCTTCGGCCTCCGAAGAGGTCGGACTTGATGGCGTTCTCGCCCTGCTGCTGCGCGGCCTTGGCAAGCCCGGATGACTTCGGTTTCGCCGTCGTTCCTGCGTTCGCGGTGGTCGGCGGGATAATCATCATTATCGAGCGCGCCACGTTTCCGCCCTCCTGCTTGATGACTTTCCCAAGATCGACGCGAGCAGCCTGCGCAAGTCGCTCAAGCGCGAAATCCAGCTTCGCCGAATTGAGCGTGACCGAGATCATATGACCTTTGCGACGTCGATTTCGCAGCCCGTCCCCTCGGCATCGAACCGGACCTGTTCGACGAAGTAGGTCACGCCGGCCCGGACGAGCGTCTGCGTGACGGCCGGAGTGCCGGTGACTTGTGAGGTCGTGAAGAAGACCGTGAACTTGACGTCGTCTCGGCGCTGATCCTCGAACTCCGAAAACATATTCCGAGACGAAGCCCAGACGCCGGTCACGCTCGAGCCCAGATACGAAAAGGTGATGCCGGCTTGCTCGAGGATGCCGGCGTAGTCGTAAGCCAGTTGCGCAGGATCGAAGTCGCGGACCGTCGCCATATCTAATCGTCAACTGTCACAATTCTTGACGCTGCCGAGAAGGCGTCATCTTGCGCCACGCCCGAGGAAACGTGCCAGAAGCTCGAGCGAACGGCGCCCGCGATGACGCACGGCGCCGAGTTGATGGCGAACATCTCCTCCGCGTCACGGATCAGTCTCGGCAAATGCCCCGGCGAACGCGCCTCGAGAATCCAGTTGCTCGGCATCCCGCTGGCGATGAGGTCGGACGCCTGACGCGAGTCTGCCAGCACGACGAGCGGCCGCTTCGCGACCAGCCGGCACGCCTTCACGAGAGCCGAGAACGAGTGCCGCCGTCCTTGGCTGTAGCCGAACGGAGCGAATAGGCAGACCGCACGCGGGAAGCCGTACTCTTCCAAGCCGTCCGTCTTGTCGATCGCATCGAAGACCGGCCGCTGATCGAGGTTCGCGAACTCCGGTTCAATCCCGAAGACGAAGTCTCCCCACGACTTACCGCTCGCACGGAAGGCATCGTATCGCTGCGGCCAGATTTGCAGGTCGATCACGCGGTCGAATTGATGCTCGGCGCGGGCGTTCGGAGCGGACGGCCACGCATAGGTCACGGCGTCGAAGATCCCGCGGTACCGCTCCAAGCACTCGACGCAAACGTGGTGACCTTGGCCGGCCAAGTGACGGGCGATCGGCAGGACACGGATGATGTCTCCGAGCCTTTCGTGGTAGATGATGCAGACCTTCACGCCTTGAAGACCATCGTGAGGATGTTCGGCCAGTCGCCATCGTTCTTGCGGACGGCGTCCTCCGGCGAGCCGATGAAGATCGGGCGCAGGTCGTTGCCTTGCATAGCCGCCGCAAGCGAGTCCGGCGTGAAGTGCCAGAGATGCTCGCCCGGCCGGCGGTGTTTCCATCGGTAGAACCAGTCGTGGCCGAGGCTCGGATGATACCACGGCACCGAGACAATCGCGCCACGCGCCTCGAATCGCGGCAGGTGCTCGAAGTGCTCGAGCGAGTCGAAGAAGGTCACGACCGGCCATTCGGTCTCCCGCCACCGCGGCTCGAGCTTGACGAAGTCCGGCGCCGGATACGGCGACACGTCGAAGCCGTGGCAACTGATGCCCGGCTTGATCTCGCGCACTGCCCGCAGGAATGAGCCCGTGCCGTAGCCGATGTCGCAGACGGAATCCGCTTTCGGGAACAAGCGGTGGAACAGTTCGGCGCGAATCCTCGAGAGCTCCTTCTCCGGGTATTTCTCATACCTCGCGACGTAGGCGTGATCGTAGCGCGCCGTGATCTCACGGCTGAACGAGGCGACCGCTCCCGTGATCTCGTCGACGTAATACTCCGACTCGAAGGCGACCGTGCTCATGGCGTCGTCCACTTTGCGTCAGCGTTCGGGTTGCGCTGCTTGAAAAGCGCGAGACCTGCCGCGTATCGCTCGCGGGTGTTGTTGTGCTGGTAGGTCGCATCCATCGGAGCCTTCCCGAAGATCGGGTGCTTGTGCTCGAAGCGGAGCCGATCGCGGGCGTCGATGACGATCTTGTCCGCATAAGCTCGAGCGGCGAACTCGTTGTCGGAGAAGACCGACTCGTAGCCCTGAAAGAACAGATGGCCTTGGTTCTCGTAGCGCGCCCGCGATAGGATCGCCATGCAGAGTAGCTCGTCCTTGCGCGTGCCGTCGTGAGGCGCCACGACGAACTGATCCTTGAGCGGATCGCGGCCGGCGACGACGTCGAGCAGGATCGAATCCCAGCCCATGCACGGCACCCAATCGTCGGAGAGTTGGACGAAGATGTCACCGGTCGCCTCGGCCGCGGAAAGGTTCCAAGCCGCCACGCAAGACTTCGCGCCCGATGTTACGCTCACGAACTGTTTCGCCATCTCGACCGAAGCGAGGTCGTCCGCATCGACCGCGAAGATGTGCTCGATCCGCGTCGGGTCCGCGGCTGCGTTCAGCCACGCGTCGCGAGTTGAGACCGCCTGCGAGGTGCGTCCCCTCGTCGCGTGCAGGAGTGAGATCCTCGGCTTCAGACCGGCGTGGAATTGCGCCTGAAGGACCGTCGCCATCGCCTTGTTCCCTTCGGCGCGGAACGCACGGGCGGCGAGATCGTAGCCAGCCCAGCCGTACCACTTGGCCTCGTGCGTCCACGGCCGCTTCGTCTCGAGCGGCTCGCGAAGTTCCAGCATCCGGTTCGCCCACCAGACCGCGGTGCCGTAGTCCTTCACCTGAAACGCGTGCAGGATCAGCCCGGCAAGCGCCTCCCGGCACCACGGGAAGACGCCGTGCGCTTCCATGAGCATCGCCTTGGCCTCGCGGTTCGAGTAGGAAAGGCGGGCGCAGTTGAGCAGCGCCTCATACCGGAACGCCGGTTGCAGGTTCGGGAAGGCGAGCGCCAGCTTGCCGAACTCGAGCGCAGCGTCCCTCGATTGATTGCAGAAGTGCTCTTGGTGGATGTAGAAATACTGGCTCGGCGTCTCGCGGACCGAGTGCGCGAGGATGCGCAGATTCCGCCGGCGGTTCTCCCGCTTGACCTCTTTCGGAGCGTGGACCCAGACCGTCTCGTTGTTGACGTCGAGATGCTTGTCCCCGTCGAGGATCAGTAGGTTTTCGTGGACGTCGTGATGCCAGACGCGCCCCGTCTTAAAAGCCTCGCGGCGGATCGCCCGCTCGCGGTAGAGCGCCTTGCCGGAGCCCTTCACGTCGTAGATGAAGCGCAGCATCTTGACCTCGGGAGCTACGGAACCGAGGACGCCGCGCAGCGCATCGACTCCGCGGATCACGTCGTCGCAGTCCGACCAGATCAGCCAGTCGCCCGTGCCTTGCGCGAAAGCCTCGTTGCGCGCCTTGGCGAAGGAATCGACGTGGTCCCACTTGAGCGAGCCGGCATCGTTGAGATGCTCCGAGAAGACGAAGTCCTTGCCGTTGGCCGCGCACCACGCCCGCGCCTTCTCGACCGTATCGTCGGGAGCCTTCGCCCCGATCGCCCGCACGAGCGAGAGCTCGTCGAAGGCCGGCGCAAACGCGCCGAGCATGGTCTCGATGTGGTGCGACTCGTTGCCGCAGATGACGCAGAGGGAAACGCGCATGGCTCTCTACGGTCTGTAAAAAAGAGAAACGCCGCACCTTTCGATGCGGCGTCCCCTTGCGATGCCGAAAAACCCTACGGCATCACCTCATGGTCAGGAGTACTGGGTGTTGATGATCTGACCGGCGTTCGAGTTGACGACCTTCTCGGCCGTGTACTGCGAGGCGCGGACGATGTTCGACTTGATCGCCTCATCGCGATAAGTGAACACGCCCACGGCGGGACCGTACTCGGACCAGTTCAGGGTGAATCCAGCGCCACCGCCGAAGTAACCCGAGGAGGCCTCGGTCACGGCGCCAACCCAGATGTAAGCGTTCGACCAGACGTTCGTCGCGCTGTAGGCGATGCCTTCAGCGGCGGCGTCGTAGCTGGCGCGACCGATCAGCACCTCGGAGACTCCGAACACCTCGGCCGCGGCCTGCGTGGACGCGTTGAGGATCGTGTCGCTCGAGAGACCAGCGCCGCGGAGGCGGTTCTGGAACTTCGTGCTGGCGCGGATGCGAGTCCAGACGGGAGCCGACATCACAACGCGGAGGTTGTTGGCGGACTCACCGTTCGCGAGGATGCGGTCGATCGCCTCCTGCACGTCGGCACCGACGTCGAAGGTCGCGAGGTTGCCGGTGGTGTAAGCCGTGCCGGAGTTCGTCGCGGTGAAGGTCGACGTGTTGAAGATCGCGGAAGCGACTCGGAGCTCGTGACCGAGCAGGAGCTTACGCTGCGCGAGCTTGGCGGCGACCACCTCGGCGTCGAAGAAACGCGAGACGTCCTGCGCGACCGTGTCGTCCACACCCATCTCCACGCCGTATTCGAGCGCGAGGTAGGTTTCCTGATTGTAGGCGGCGGTGGCGCGGGCGTAGGACGAGTTCGGCGAACGCTGCTTGATCTCGTTCTTGAGGAGCTGGCCCTGCTTCAGAAGGAAGCTGGGATACTGACCGGCGCGAACCGGAACGGGCAAGACGGGCATGACCCGCGTGCCGACGAGGTTCGACTCCCAGTCTTTCGCCTGCTCGAGAACGCCGGCGATGTCTCCGCGGAAGACCGCGGCTGCATTGGTGTACATGGTAAGAGTTTCCTTTCTTTATGGTTAGATGTTCTTCGGCAGGAACTCGATCGTCGCACCGCTGGAAGCGGTGGTCGTGAGCGACTTGCCGATGGTGACGGTGCCGGTCGTGGAAACGAGACCAGAGGCGCCGAGGTACAGGGTATCGCCGACCGTGACCGGAGTCGCGGTGATGACGCCCTTCTGGGTGCCGAAGCTGGTCAGGAACGCGACGGTGACGTAGTCGCCCGAGGCGGCGTCGATCTGCGCGAAGCCGTCGCAAGCGGTGCTGGTCGAAAGACCCACGCCGCGGTTGTTGGAAATCACGACGCCGTAAAAGGCGGTGACGGTGGTGTTGGCAAGGAACGTGCCCGTGCCGATGTAGTTGGTAGCCATGGTAGGTTACGGGTTAGAGTTTGATGCGCTCGCCGGCCTGCACGCGGGAGCGGTAGGCGACATAAGCGTCGGAGTTGTTCTTGATGCAGAAGGTGATCGCGGCGGCCTTGTCGCCCTTGAGCTCGGCGGACTTCTCGGCGACGAGCGCCTCGAACGTCTTCGCTTCGGCCTTCGGAGCGGGAGCCTCGGCGGAAACGGCCGGGGCGGCGGGCGCTCCGATCGTCTTCGCAAACTCCTTCAGCGCGGCCGAGGCGGCTTCCTTGGCGGCAAGCTGCACGGCGTCTTCTTGCTTCGCGGCCATCGCGGCCGGCTTCTCTTCGGGCTTCGGCATCATGGACTCCAACTTGGAGAGCCTGTCACCGTAAGCCATCATCGCGGACTGGATCATCTCCGCGACGGCTTTCTTCATGTCGTCATTCATTTCAGGATTGGGTTCGATTTCGATTGAGACGCCGGAGGCGTCGTTAAACTTTTTCATGATTCGGGAAAACAAGCCGTCACGGTTCGCCGCCGGCTCGGACACGAGGTCGACGGAATAGATCTCGGAGCACCGCTGAAGCACCGTCTTCTTGTCGGCGCCGAGCTCGCTCGGACCGGAGAACGCGATCGAAAGCCCGAAGGTGTCCGGGATCTTCTCCGCGATCTCGAGCACATAGGCGCGGTGCGGCGAGTTTTGCAGCAGGTGCAGATCGCCGAGGAGCTTGGTTCCCTCGATGCGAAGCTCGGAGACGTAGCCGATGATGTCGCCCGCGGATGAGTTGTGATCGAGCTTCACCTTGAGCCCGCCGGCGTATTGCTCGGCCGCGGCCTTGACCTGCTCGAGCGTGCGGCGGTCGATCATCACTCCATGCCCGAGCGCCGGACCCTCGGAGATCAGGGACACGCCGCGGATGACGCCGGAAGCCGCGTCGATCTGGCCGGCGGATACTGCGAAAGTGATTGTGGGCTGCATCACTTAATAAGGTATTTCGTCAAGAGCGGCACCAGAATCCCGACGACGGCGAGTCCGCCCATCCACCGGAGAATCTGCTTTTCATGGCCGGCAACCTTGTGCTCGACCCATTCGATGCGGTCCGCGATCCCGCGGTGCCCCATCGCCTTGTCACCGACGATTGCCCGCTCGATTCGGTCAACGCTCTCTTGTAGTTTCTCGAAGCTCTCCGGTGTCATGATTTGCTTTTGAAGGTTGAACCGCCTTTAGTGACGATGACCTTGTTGCCGTCGACCGTGACGCTCATCGGTTCGTTGCTGGCCTCGAGGCGCTGAATCAGTTCGCCGATGATCTGAAACTCCGGCTTCTCCTCCTTGTCCTTTGTTCCCGTGATGCCCTGCATCATATTGATGAGCGCGACGAGCGCGCCACCGATCATCGTCATTACCGCCGTGATCGCAGCGTCAGGCAGAAAAGCCGAGGCACCGACTCCGATCAGCACGATACCCGTGATGTAGGCGAGGCCGAAGCGGCCGATGGATTTGCCGGCAACTTCCTTCGCCGTGTCGGTCTGGACGGGAAGGCTCATTTCTTTTCACCGGAACCTCCCGCCTTGGACTTCATGTCGATGATCTTCTCCAGCGTCCGGCCTCCGAAGTAGGCGCTCATCACGAGCATCCCCCATTGACCGAGTAGCTCGACGAAGTTGTCCGCCACGTCGAACCATCCGGCTCCGTCGCCGATCGCGAGCAGCAAGTAGGCCGACAAGATGAAGACCATCGTCATCGGGCGGATGTTCTTCGACAGCCACGAATCCGAGTTCATGTCGGCGGTCCATCGCGCCGACACGTTCTCCTGCTCGACCTTCTGCGCCTCGATGTCGGCTTGAAGTTTCGCCATGTCCCCGCTCATCGCGAGCTTCGCAAGCTCTAGCTTCGCCGCCTCCTTCTTGTCAGGATCGGGCAGCACGCGGTCGAGAATCTTCGACCCGATGTTCAGGATGTCGCCGAGCGGAAGCATGGCGTCAGGCGCAGAGCGCCACGGCGATCATCACCGCGCCCGTGACCAAAAGCACGAGCGCGGTCTTTACTGCGAGGTCACGCTTATCCGCCCGAATCCTGTTTTGCAGGTTCAACCAGCGGCGCCAATGTTCGGAAGGCTCTTTCAAGGAGTTCATGTTCGGAGCGCGTTCCGCGGAATTGCGCCGCGGCTTGCGCGAGGATTTCGAGTGCTTGTTTCGGAGTCAGGTTTTGGTCCATGAGTCACCTCGTCTCGTCAAATCAGGCGCGGGTCAGACCGAGGTTGGCGGAGATGCAGTCAAGCTGGTACTCGTCATCGTCCACCGTCTCGGACCAGCCATCCCATTGAGCCTGCGTCATATTCACGTTGCCGTTCTTCAGCACCGTGACGATGCTCTGCTCGGGAGCGGCAGCGATTAGCACCGCGCCGGTGGTCGGGTCGAGTTGCTCGGCGACGGGAGGCACCACGACGACGTTTTGTAGTTCGTAGTAGTAGGCGGGCGGAGGTCCGAGCGTGATGCTGCGGATGAGGAGGACGTTGGCCGTCGAAGGATAGACGGCGACGGGGACGATTGATGTTTGCATGATAGGTGAAGATTAGAGAGCGACGGCGGGAATCTTGTACGAGGTGCCGGTGGAGTCCTTAATTACGATGTAGCCGGTGGCGGTCGGAGCTCCAGCGACGTAGGCGTTCCCGACGGAAATGTCTTTACCTGAAGCCATCGCCAAGCCCGTCGTCGTAATGCTAGCGATCAAAGTTCCGGTGACCGTGGTGTTGTTTGCCGCCGCATAAAAATTAGTAGTGGTTGCGGCATTGTAGACACTAGAACTTCCACCGATGTTCAAGACATTGGTAGTTGCATCGGAACGTCCTCCAAAAATAAACATCGGCTCTTCCGCATTGGTGTAATGAGATACGCCAAAACGAGAATACTTCGCGGTGGAGTTGGTTGTGTTGTCGCGCCCGTAGATTTCCGAGCCGAGTGTAACGGTAGAACCTGCTGCTGACGTGATGTTCCCCTCAAACGTCGCGTTGTAGCTAGTGTCGAGCGTTAGGACAGTAGTGGTATTGCGTTTGAATACCAAGTTTCCCAAATTTGAAGTAATTATGGCTTGATCGTTATTCACGCCATCGCCCAGTTTGAGCGTCGTGGTTGAGCCATTCGCTGTACCACCAATTACAACCGTCGGGCTGCTGGACGCCAAAAACGTCAACTCTCTCGTACCTGAACGGTACAGATTGCAATCCGTCCCAAACATCATCCCTCCCGCGCTGGTGGTCGTGTTGGTGCCGACTTGGAGTTTAGCTCCAGAGTCCACCGTCGTGCCGACGAGGAAGTTGTTCGTCGCGGAATTGATCGTCAGGGCAACGGCTCCCAGCGTCGAGTTGCTGATGGAGAAATCCTTGGTCGCTGCAAGACCAACGTCCCACCGCTGCGGAGACGTTTCATCCGTGCGGATCAGAATGCGAGAAGTCCGTGAGGACGTAGTGCCATCACCGGTTTTGACATCCAGTTGCGCGATGTTGGCGGGGCCGGTCGCGTAGGTGTTGGTGACCGCATTGGTTCCCGCGCCTACGGAATTGAGCAACGTCCCTCCGCTGACGGTGAGATTGCCGGAGAGGGTAGCGGAACCGCCACTCGTAAGAGTCAGAACGGTAGCCGTATCTGCCGCAATCGTAAGATTGGTCCCGCCATTAAAATCCCAATCGCGCACACCACTTCGCGTCAGACGAAGTTGGCCGTCTGCGCTAGTACGGAAGGATTGCAAAACGCCATCAGCTACGCCACCAGCCCATACATAATTGGTGCTAGATCCGATCTTTGCGGTGCCGCCCCCGTAAATACTGCCCGCCACGCCCACTCCCCCGCTGACAACCAGCGCGCCCGTAGACGTGGAGGTGGAGGCGGTGGTGGAAGTCAAACTGACAACGCCAGTGCTCTTGGCAATGGTCAGGAGATTGCTTCCGGCCGTGTTGTCGCGGATAAGAAATCCTCCCGCACTCGCATCATTCGTGTAGATAGACCATTGTTGCTGCGAGCCTCCACCAAAACCCGATGTCAGGTAAATTATCGGCGAGGCGTTGGCATTAGCTCCACGGATGCTTAATGTAGGCGAGGCTGTAGCGCCGTTAAGAGTGACATCGCTAGTAAATAAACCCGTCCCCGCCACCTGCAACTTCTGCCCGCCGTCCGTCGTGGTGCCGATGAGGAGGTTGCCTGCCGCAGACAACATTGCCTTGGTCGTGTTGCCTTGACGAAAATAGATCGGACCGGTAGCTCCAGTCGCGTTCAGGTAAAGATCCGTCGGCCCCGCCGCTAAAGTGTAGTTTGATGCAGATGGCGTGACGTTGAAATAGAGAGATGGATAGCCCGCCCCACCAGCGGCTGCGAGCTGCATATTTTCAGCTCCACTAACTAACGAAACAGAAGAAGATCCTTTTGAAGTTAGCGTCGCTCCACCACTTGCCCCCTGCCCCAGCACCAAGCTCGCCCCGCTGCTCCCGCCGTTCAGCGTGAGATTGGTCGCGCTCTGCGCCGTCAGGCTGTTGACATTCGTAACCGCAGTCGGAATCGACAACGTCACCGCCGCGTCCGCGTTCGTGACCGTGATCTGGTTTGCCGTGCCGGTCAGTTGCGCGTTCTTCCAGAGGTCGTTCGTCTGGTCGTAAATCAGCGTCTGGCCCGCGAGCTTCGGAGCGTTGATCTGAACGTCGTGGATTTCGTCGAGCTCGTAGCCGTTCTGGATGCGGACGTAGAGTTCACCGTTGCCGCTGTTGGCGCGCTCGATGATGCCGACGTAGACGAGATGATTCGGCGCGTAGGGCTTGGTGGCCGTGAAACTGCCGGGAGTCGCCCCGAGGTAAACGGTGTCGCCGTCGCTGTAGGTGCCGAGGTTGAGATTGCTCACCACGCCGACGCAGGTCACCGTGCCCGTCCCATTGGGAGCGATCGACGTATCGGAGACGACGCCGAAGGTCTTCGCGCTCGTCGCGTCGCTCGTGTTGTAGGCGAGCTTGACCGACGGGAAGCCGCCGGTGGCGCTGAACAGATAGACGACCTGACCCTTCGTGATCGCGACGCTCTCGGCGTTCTTGACCGTGGCCGTGAGGATTTCCTGCGCGCCGGTCGCGTCGATGGTGATCGTGCCTGCGCCGTTCGTGATCGTGACGCCCGTTCCGGCGGTGAGCGTGTTGTTGACGAACGCGGAGCCGTTGCCGATCAACAATTCGCCGTTCTGCGGGACGGCCGTGAGATCCGTGAGAGAAGTCGGTCCGCCACCGCCTCCGGTGCCTCGAGCGGCGACAAGCGTCCAGTCCGCGGAACTGCGGCTCGGGCGGGTGCGGTTGTCATCCTTCGCTGACGTGTAAGAGTCCCCGTTCAGCGTGACGAGATCGAGCTTGTTGTAAGCGACGCCGGCCTGCCACTTGCCGCGAGGGTTGAGCGACTTCGGCTCGGCGAACTCCTTGCGGAGCTGGTCGATCTCTCCGGCCCGCGGGAAACGAGCGAGCTCTGCGTCAACGATCCCCTTGACGGCCTCGGGAAGTGAAGCGGCGTGCTCCGCGATCTTGGCCTCGGCCTCGGCGGCAAGGGCGAAGTTCTGCTCTCGCTCGGCGAGGATGGCGCTGTAGCGCGCCTGCGTGCTGACCTCGAGCGCCTTGGCGAGATCGTTGATCTTGGCCTCGAGTGAGGCACCCAGCTTCGCGGTCTGATCGGCCGTCTGCTTCGCCGTCCAGTCCTCAAGCTCGACGCGCAACTGCGGTTCGACCTCGTCGAAGACTTTCTCGATCTCGGCGTTGAGATGCTCGCGAAGCTCCGGCAACTGCTCGACGAGTTGCTTCAGCTCGGTGCGCTGGACGATGGCAAGTTCGATCAGCCGGTCGATCTGGGTCTGAGTGTCGTGCATATTATTTCGCGGCCTTCGGATGCTTCGCTGGCAAGAGATCGTTGTCTTGAGTGTAGTTCGGATTTTCCGGTCGTCCGTTCTTTAGCAGATACAGGAATGCGTTCACGCGGGCGTAAGCCCATTGCTGTTGCGATTGCACCCTCGGCGAGTGCGACGTGTTGTAAGCTCCAACGCCACGTTGATACACGGAGCGCAACTGTCCAACGGAGGCACCGTATCCGAGCTTCTCCTTGTTCCTTTTGTTAAACTCGTCCGCCTTCTGCTGGAGCGCGTCCTCTACTTCGGCCGGAACGTCGGCGCCTTTGGTGGTGCTGGCATCACCTTTGGCCGTGCCTTCGCCTTCCGGGTTGCGGTTCGGCGTGTCCGAGGCCGGAGCCTTGTCGGAGCCAACGATCGCGCCGCGAGGTCCGACCTTCGCCATCTCGACGGAGAACTTGCCCTCGTGCTGCCGCATACAGACCGCGGTGCGTTGCTCGGCGTCCGGGAACTCGGCCGTTGCGACAGGATCGGCCATGCAGCGCGTCATGAACTCGTCGTGCGTTTCGCCGGCGTTCGGCGTCGGGAGCTCAAACTCCTTCTTCTTTTCGAGGAGCTGGACCGCGCTCTTGCCGACGATGACCGGCTCGGTGTACGGCGCGCTGCGGGCGTGGAGTTCCTTGCGGTATTCCTGAACGGCCGTCAGCCAGTCGTTCGCGTGGACGCCGTTGCTCTTGATCGCAAGCTCGACCTCGGTGGCCGCGGAGAACTGGACGCGGTTTTCGGTCGGAGCGCTATTCTGCTGCCGCTCCTTGTTGAGCCGCTCAACGATGGCGTTCGCCCACGTCCGGCCTTCGTCGCCGCCCCAACCCATCCAAGCCTGCCAGCCCTTGCCTTGCTGATCCCACGTCGCGCCTTGCTTGTCGACCTCGTGGCGGTCGAAGTAGGCTTTCATGCGGCGCACGGTCTCGGCGGAGAGCGCCTTCTTGTTCTGGATGTCGCGGGCGCGAGCGAGCCCGACGGCGGTCATCCCGCGCTGCGACGGCGGCTTTCCGGCGCGAACCTCGAGCGCACGACGAGCGTTCGACGCCATCCGATCGTTCGGGACGTAGGAGTCCTCGGCGAAGTTGATCGTGATGAGATCCGCCGAGGCGTTGACCTGCTCGACCGGAGCGTCGGGCGTGGCGCCCTCGGCGACATCCGCCGGAGCGTTGTCCACCGTTCCCTTGCCGGTGGTCGCGTTGACGGCCGCGACCGATTCCGCCGTGACCTCGGTTCCGAGCGCCGCGGCCATCGAAGGATTCGCCGGCAACTGCTGCGTCACCATGCGGATCGCGGTCTCCGGGATCTCGTACTTCTGCGCGAGCTCCTTGATGTACGCGGCCTCCATCGCGATCTGCTCGAGGCGAGCGAAGGCGTCGGTGCCTTGCTCCGCGGCGATCTCTTGGAGCGACTTCGCGCCCTGCCTGTTCTCGTTCATGTTCGCCGAGGACTCGCGGCCGACGTCGATCGTCACCTTCGGCGGGAAGCGCCACTCGCCGCGGGTCGCACGCTTGAGCGCGTGGACCGGCGTTTCGCCTGACTCGAGCGGAGGCGGCGGGATCTCGCCGCGGGCGATGGCGTCGAGGATGACCGCGTTCTTGATCGGATCGAGAACCTTGTCGACGAGGACGCCTTGATGCTTCGTAAATACGCGGTCGGCCGCGGCAAACTCGGCGCGAACGCTCGGCCCCTTGTAGTCCTGCGTTCCGAAGAGGACGCCTTCCGGGATGCCGATGCCGATCGCGATCTCGTGCATCAAGTGCTGGACGAAGCCCGCAAACGCTTGCGACGGGCGAGAAGGCATCACCTCGATCCTGTCGGCCGTGCCGAAGTAGCGGATCATCCCGACCTCGGAGAGCTCGTTCTTCTGCGACTGACCGCTCGGGAGCGTGATCGACGGGTTGGGCGTGAAAAGGTTGCGAGGATTCGCCGCCGCCTTGTCCGAGAATACAAGCGCCGCCTGCTGCGAAGCGAAGCGGACGCCGGTCTTCTCCGCCTCGAGGATCGCGTAAAGCATACGCGCCGAACGGATGCAGGAATGAAAGTCGGAGACGCCGCGGAACTGATCGCTGCGGAACGGGTCGAAGTAATGGCAGAAGTTCGACGCCGGGATCTCCTCCGGGTCGAAGTAGACGCCGTCCTTCGTGACGCGGTAGACCTGATACGAGACCGGGCGTCCGAACTCGTCGACCGTCACGCCTTGGTAATAGTTCGCCGGACCTGCCACGAGCGCGTTCGGATTTCCGATGCGCGTCGCCGGCACGATCTGAACCTTGAGTTCTTTATCGACGCGCCGCAGGACGAAGCCGAAGTCGCCGTCCACCGGGCGCTCTTCGCATCCGATCTGAACGAGCTTTCGGAACGAGTGTCGGCCGGAGACGTCGGCGCGCTTGCACCAGTCGTGGAAGTATTCGTTGACGATGCCGTTGTAGTCCTTGTTCCCCGTGCCGGCCGAGAACTCCTGCGGCGTCAGGTAGAGCGAGAACTTGCGCGTGATCTCGCGGGCCTGCGGGAAGTTTTCGACGAGGTCGCGTGCTTCCCACATCATCACGATCCGATCGCGGACCGTCTGCGTGGATTCGCTCGGCTGGCCGTACTGGCGCGGCGCGTAGATGCGATCGGTCAGCGCGGCGTTGTAGCTGAAGAGCTCACGCTGGACGCGAGCCTCGAGGCGCTTCAACGCATAGGCCGGAGCGACCGTTTCGATGGCGCGCTCGAACCACGGGCGGTTGCGGATGACCTTCTGGAAATCGAACGGCGGGTGCTCCATGTTAGTTCCCGTTGAAACTGACAAAAGTGACCGTGTCGGTCGTCCCATTCGCGTCGTCGATCGCGGCCTGAATCTGGCCGAGCATCGCGTTCAGCCGGCCGAGGTCGGCGCGGGTGACGCTCTTCCCGTTCAGGCTGTAGCTCGTGTTGAGCAGGCAAGCGCGGATCGCCGCGATCGTCTCGGTCTTGAGAGTCGCGAGCGTTCCGGTGTCGAGGCCCAGAAACGGGTTGTCCATCGCCATGCCCTAGCGCATGGCGTAAAAACGGAATCTTACACGCTCGGACTTTGGGGCGCGTACTTGATAAAGCCGGCGATCGTCGCCATGCAGAGCATCATCGCCGAGGTATCAAGGCCGTGGTTCGGCGCGTTGGTTTTGACTTCGACCCATTGCCAAACGCCAGACCTCACCTCGACCTTGTGCTCGCCCTTCAGGTGTTCGAGATACAGCGGGTTGACGTCCTCCGGCATATCCCACTTCAGGTCGCCTTTCCCCTCGATCGCGAGCGAGAGGACGTCCTTGAAATAATCGCCGCTCCAGTCGTAGTAGTAGACATCGCCGCCGCGGTAGTCCGAGACCCGAGGCTCGGAGAACGGGAAGTTGACTATCTGGCCGGAGTTCTCGTCCCGCATCGTCCAAGTCTTCCGGCCGTAGCCGCGCATCCCGCGCCAGCCGAACTCGGCGCAGTCACGGTCGACATCCGCCGGCCGGTAGCCGCGGTCCTGCGCGACGCAGGCGTCAGGCACCGCGTAACGCTGTTGAAGTTGCCGAAGCTGGTCCCGCGTCTCGATGCGCCCGAACCAGAGTTGGCGGTAGCGCGGACCTTGCGCCGTTGAGAAGGCGCCGACCTCAACCCACCAATGGTCCTGCTGGCGGTCGATCGCCATGAAGCGGATCGCCTCATCCGGGATCGCTTGGCCGGCGGAGTAAGTTGCGGTCGTGTACCCCGACTTCGTCGTGAAGATTGAAACGGTCTTTTTCTCCACGATCCACGGCCGCGCCTCGCGCTTGGTCCGAAACTCAACGAGCGGCGTCTCGTCGCCGGTCCGCACAAGGTGATTTTGCGCCGCGGCCCACTCTTCCGCGAGCAGCCGCATCGGCCGCGAGACGACGGCCTCGACCCGATAGGAGCGAACGTCCGCGGGCGCCTTCGCGTTCTGCGCGACGAAGCGGCCGGTGCGCTTCCATGCTGCGCGGGTCGCGTCTGAATCGTCGGTCTGGTGCTGGCAATGGGGGCACTTGAAATGCACCGACTCAATCACGCGAGCGACGTCCCACGTCTCGTCGTCGCGCCGCGCCTTACGGTCCCATGCTACGCCGCCGGCGATCTCGCCGCGCTCGTCACGGATCGCAAACGCGGCCGGATGAATCCGCTTGCACGCCGGACACTCGACCGACCACTCGCCCTCGTGACCGGAGCGGAAGGACGTGTCCTCGACGTTCCCCGTCTCGGCGTCCATGATCGGCGCCTGACTCACGTTGTAAATCTTGGAGCGCCCGACCTCCTCGAACTTCGAGACGCGAGCGACGGCGTGACCGTAGACTTCCTGCCAGCGCGGGAGCCATATCTCGTCATTGACCTTGTAGCGGATAGACTGCGACTGCTGGGTCGAAAGGTTCGCCGGATTTAGCGTGAGGAAGAATCCGCCGAAGTAGGTCTCCGTCGTTGTCCGCTGCGGACCCGGCCGCGGCAGCATCGAGGAGACCGGCTTGCACCGCTCAAGGATCGGATTCAGCCGGCTCTTCGCGTGCCGCTCGACCATGTCTTCCGTTTGCATCGTCCACGAGATAGGTCCCGGATCGTTTACGATCACCCACGGAATCCAGACGTCAGCGACGAGCGTGCCGCCGACTTGCACGGCCTTGCGGAAGTGAACGCGGCGCACGATCGGATCTTGCAGCGCGTCGAAGATCGGCAAGAGCCACGGCGTCAGCTTGGCATTGAACGGTCCCGGCGTCGCGTAGCTCTCCGGCAAGACGACGTGCTTGCGCGCCCACTCGTAGATGGGCGAGCGGTCCGGCCGCGGCAGCCGCCACTTCTCAAGGATCTTCTGGACGTCGGTCATGCCGGTTCCGACATAGCCGGCGGCGTCTTCTTCGGCCGTCCTCCGCGCTTTCCGTTCAGCCGCGCAGCCGCGGCCTTGCGGTCAGACTTGACCCGACCGCCGAGGCGACCGAGCGCGACGGCGGCGGGATTTTTGGGGGCGTCGCACTCGAAGCAGACCTGCCGGCCGTCCGGCAAGGTCTCGAAGGTGCAGTCGTGGGGTTTCATCAGGCGGAAGGAATAGCGCGAAAACCAAACTGCTCGGCGCTGATCTCGGCTTGAGCCTGCTCCTTTTGAGCGGCGCGGATCGCGATGAGCTTATTTGCCGCAGCGGTCGCTTCAGAAGAACCGAGCGACAGACGGAACCGGATTTCGGAGCGAGCCATCGCAGTCGCCTCGACGATGCGAAACTTCGCGTTGTTCGCGCCGCGCATCTTCGCGAAGGCGTAGAAGTTTTGAGCAAACTCGTGCTTCCAGTTCTGCACCAGATTCTCGAGGGTCGGCATCGTGTTGTCGGTATCGTTATGCAAAGCGGCGAGGTAAGCCTGCGCGATGCAGGTCGCAGTCTGCGCGAGCGAGGCGTGAATGATCGGGCTGATTTTGGTCGAGGTCATTGTCGTTGTTTTGTTGAGGTTCTCGTTGCTGACGTAGGAGAGAGAAAGCGAAGCGGTTCGGTTCGTCAACACCTTTTCGGAAAAAAGTTTTGAGGCTCAAATCTTGATCCAGACCTTGCGAATCTTCCGACGGCTTAGACCGGCCGAAGTCTTCGTGACCTCGAACCGAGTTCCGCGAACGCGGTTGCCGTCCGCGTGCCAGACGTAAGCAGAGCTCCCAGACTGCGTCGCGTCGACATCCTCGACGTCTTCCATCCAGCGCGAGATTCCTCGCTCGGTCACGGTCTCGCCGCGGCGGAGCGCCGAGTTGATCGTGCGTTCGATCGCATCTTCGCCGACGCCGCTTCCGATCTGAACGTGCATCGTGTCACCGATGCGGACGACGCGAGAGGTCGCGCCGGCGAGGAGAGAGTTGATCGTGGTGGTCATTGTTGAAAAAACAGATCGGACGCCTTTTCGTAAGCATCGCCCATCTTCTCGACGCCTTTGCATTGAGCGAGAAACTCGCGTTGCTCGGGAGTCATCGAATCAAAAAAAGTTTTCATCGCGCAAAAAAACTCATTGAACGCTTGCCGGTCGGCGGAAAAAACCGGCTTCGGTTGTTTTTTGTAAGCGATAACTGGGCCGAGGTTGTTGTAGTGTCTCATTGGTCGTTGTTGATTACGGGATGAGGAGAACCGAAGCGGTTCGCTTCGTCAATACCTATTTTCAGAAAAACTCGCGGCCAAAATTATCGCGCACGCGGTCAGGAACTCGACGCGACCAGCATCCGATCCAATGCACCGGAAGCGGCGCCCAGACACAATACACCTCGTGGAAGTATTGATCGCTGCCGACCAGCCGCACGCCGAGCGTCGGGTCGGTTTCCCGACCCGCGCCGGCCGCGGCCTCTTCAGCAGATGCCGAGCGCGAGGAGAGCTTCATCGTCGGAGAGGATCATGTCCGAGGACAGGTCGAGGTAGGCGTGGCGAGCGAGCGCCGAGTTGTAGCAGTAGAGGAGCCGGCGTCCCGTGCGGGAGACAAACTCGGTCTCGGTGCCGCCGTTAGCGGGAACCCAGACGTTCTTGAAGGTCGCGATGGCGTTGCGGATCGCGAGGAGGGAGGTGGTGTCGTTGTTCACGGTTCAGATAGAAACCGAAGCGGTAGGGTATTGCAAGAACTATTTTCGAGAAAGTTTGGGGCCGGTTTTTTAGGCCGGCCCCGAGAGGCTTACCAGTTGCCGCGATAGGCTCGGCGGTTGTCTCCGCGCATCTGCTGGTGATCGTCGTAGGCCATCGCCAGCGTCTGCTTCTGGAGGTTCTCGCCGAGCTTGCCTTTAGTCAGGTAGAAGCTCGGGCGGTAGTTGCCTTCAGCGGTGAGCAGCGCGGAGAAGGAGGGGAACATCGTCAGCTTGCGGGTGATGTTGTCGAGGTGATTGGCGTTGGTGTTCATCGTCGTTGTTTTTGGTTGGTTGTCGTTGTTGACGAGGCAGAGCAAAACCCAACCGCTCCGGTTTATCAAGCACTTTTTCAACTATTTTTCGGACAGTCCGAATCACTCGGCGTCCCTCTGCTCGGCCAGCGCCTCGGCTTGGAAGTTTGCGATGTTCCCGGCGACCACCTCGCGGATCTCCTCGAGGATCGCGCCGCCTTCGACGTTTGCCTCCGCGGCGGACTTGCCGGCGACCCGCGGCCCGAGCTCAACCTCGAGCTTCAGCCGCAGCAGCAGGTCGAGCTTCTGCGCCAAGACGCCGAGCATTTCCTCGACGACTTCGCGGTCGATCACGTCGCCGCGTTCGCGTGCGATCTTGAGATCCCGAAGCTCAATATCCCGACGCAGCAGGTCCGCCCGCAGCGAACCGAGCGAGCCGTCGCTGATCCGGTGCAGCCCTTGCTCTTCGGCCCATGCCCGAACCGCTTCGGGTGTTCCCCCGTTCGGAAAGCCGACGCGCTTACGCCAGTTCGTGACCGTCCTGATGTTGACGCCGAGCGCCTGCGCTATCGCGTGGAGTTCCGGTTTGGCGGCTGGCATCGCGGAGGGTGTCGCACTCGTGAGTTTGCGTCAGTTACGCAAGTTCGCGTTTCGGAACTTCTTGCGAAAGGTCAGCCGCAGAAAACTGCGGCAGGTCTTGCAACC